CTCCTAAGACGAATCTCGGCTCATCTATATGACCATTAAAAGTTAATGCTCCAGTATTCTCACAACTTCCGACTTCAAACTTTGCAGTATTCGCATAAACAGTATCTGAATTTGAATCACCGCTCCCAAGTTTCGTACCGTCTACATACAGATTTACTTTGCCGCCTGTTCGCTCTGCCGCTACGTGATACCAAGTATTTAAACTGGGGTTCCAAGTTTCGTTTACCTGATTTGCATTGTTTGAACCATTAGTTGAAGTACGCCAATCGAGAAGGCTACTGCCAGCGTCATAGCTAAATAACCATCCTCGCTGACCACTAGCCCCCCACTTAGACATAATTACTCCGCTTGCGTCAGAGGCTAATCTGATCCAAGCATCCATTGTGAAATCTAATGCTGCAATATCATAGGCAGGGTTATCAGCGGAAGACACAGAATCTCCGGTGCCGTCTAATAATAGCGAGGCAGTTCCAAAGTGTTTTTGTGCAGTGTCTAGTTGAGCGTTGCCGTTGAAAGTTAAAGTTCTCTCTGCGAGTGACACATCTGTTGAGCTTGTCGCAGCATCAGAGCCGTCAAAGTGGGTAAGAAATTCTGTCTTTTGTTGAGCAAAAGTACCACCCGCTTGAGTGTCGGTTCCATTTGAAACATTAACACCGCCTTCAATTAAGAAACCATTCGTACCAAACGTCAGGCCAGAAACATCGTTGATCTGCCAAAAGCCGTCGTCTGTTACTTCGCCGAATGATGTTGGGTCTAGTGCTTGACCGTCGATAAAGGATGCATGGGCTAAGTAATCACCAATGAACCCGTTGTACCCAGCTACGCCTCCGCCGATTGATACATTGTGAGAAGCTGCGCCAGTAAAAGTGTTATAGTTAAGACTTGGATTTGTGGTAGCAGAAAAATCAGTAACTCTTGTACCGTTAATGTAAAGTCTCATACGATCTCCAGCCGTTGAATTGCTAGTATCGCATACTGCTAGAATATCTAAATATCCCGAATAATCTCTAAATAGCTGAGTAGTCTTAAGTTTTCCTGTTGCCCCGGCATTGTAAAATAAGAACTGTATTGCACCAGTTGGTTGAATTACCAAGGCTTCTACATAATTGCCCCCAGCACCTGTGTACCCCGTGAACCACGCAGGCTCCGTGGAGCCATCAGGGATTTTATTCATCTTAGTAACAACACGCACAGACCAAGTCGTTCTACTACTAGCGCCAATTCCTGTCCGTAAAAGTTTACCTGTTGCACTATCAAACAGCCCAGAGCCTTCAATGATATGCCCCGTAGGCGCGAACCTAACAGGCCGCATAATAAAGCTCATGTGGCGTATCCTATTAAATAGACTTTTAACCCTGCACCCGCTGTGCTTGATCCAACACCATCCACATCGATTGTCATCAAAGCATTGTCTGCTAACGCTGGCCCTGCACCGCCTATTACTGGGGCCGTAGCTGCCGTCCCAGAGGTCTTTTCCCCCGCATCGATTGTCAGCTTTGAACTGGGGCTGTAGTAACTCCAGCTTTGATTCCAGTGAGCGTGAAAGCATAAGGCATATGGAATGTAACTACCGCTGTAGCTGCTGCTGTAGCTGTGACTTCATCGCCACACGCTATGGCTATCGTTTGTTTTAGGTGGGTCTGATCTATGGCAACTACTGAGCCTGTCTTAGTTAAGCCAGTGCCAACTGTAATCTGTGAAAGGTTTACGCCTACCCAGTTGTCAGGGCTGTTGTCATCACTAACAAACTGAATTTGTGCATTAACATCCGTCATCGTAATGTTAGAAGCTGAACCGTTTAGAGTGTCTGAGCCAGATCGTGCAAAGATTAAAGAGTTACTGGCAGATGTTTTCTGGAAAGCATACTTAACGCCTTCGCTTGTTCCAATGGCAGGGAGTGTAACTGTAATGTTGTTGCTTGATGTATCGCATAGAAAGTATGTACCATCAGCAGATAGCGCTGGAGAAATAGTAGCTCCTGTCTGGTTTACAACCGTACTATATATCTGCCCACTTGCGGCAACTGCTGCACTAGCTGCCGCATTAGCTGCATACTTCTTAGCAGAGAACACACCGCCAGCTACCGCTGTTCCTTCAGTGAATGAACTTCCACCACCTAGCGCCCACTCTTTTGCTGATCCAGTAGTTACTGTACTTCCAACAGCGTACTCTTTAGATGAGAATTCACTAGTATCAACAGCGGCTCCTGTTGTTGTAGCCCACTCTTTCGCGGCTCCACGACTGCCAGTGCTAGTGACGTTTGTACCACCAATACTCCACGCCTTGGCGCTAAAATCTGAGCCTGTTACAGCACCATTAACTTTAACAGCATAGTTAGTTGCTAGTGTCGCTTGTGTTGAAGCTGTTGATGCTGAAGAAGATGCTGCTGTTGCTGAAGAAGCTCCAGCTGTAGCAGATGAAGCAGATGCTGTTGCTGAAGTAGCCGCTGCTGTTGCTGAAGTAGCTGCTGCTGTAGCAGCGGTACCTCCATAGTTAGCATCACCATACGTTTTATTTACAACGTGTCCACCAGCAGTAGGGTTAGGTACGTTTAAAAGCTTCTTAGAGTTTAAGTCTAAGTCAGCAGTCAGTGTGTTAGGTGAGGTTCCATTACGTGAAACTGTAAGTTCTAAAGCAGCTTCGATTGCAGCATTGTTATTATTGATTGCTGTAACTGCTGAAGTTTCATTAGAACTTAACTGAGTTAAATCTGTAAGAGTAAGTTTAGCCATGCTATGCTACATCCATTAAAATAGTTACAGTTGCTACAGCTCCAGAAGTGTTTGTTCCACCATCTCCTGCAATCTCTATTGCTCCACCAGCAGCTACAGTCCTTGCGCCACTAGGAGAAGATAAGTCAATAGTCCCTGCACCAGAGCCAGCAGTAGCTATTGTTATAGCTCCGTTAGTTATGTTAGTTCCTCCAATCTGAGGAGTAAGAACTACGTCAGCAGTAGCAATAGCTTTATTAATTACAGAGTATATTTTAGTGACGTTACCAGCTATAGGTGCGATTACCCAGTAAGACTGGGCAGTAGCTAAATCATTTAAATGTAAAGTTAAAGCTACTAAATTAGTATTTTTAATTGAAGAAGTATTAAGTTGTGCAGCGGCTACTTGTTGCCACGTTCCTGAACCAGAGCCGTTTGCTACATAGACTTTGTTTACAGCAGCAGAGGCCACACCTTTTGGTTCGTGGAGATCGTTACCAGTTAGGTTCTCATGACCTGTATTTGCCATATCACATCCCTATGTTATTACGTAAAAGAAATGGGGAGGCTTCTTAACCTCCCCTGTAGTTTCTTAAGCTACTCGGTATTTGATTACCAAATCAGCAACGCCAGCTGTGAAAGCTGCTGTTGCAAAGATAGCAGACACATACAAAGGTCGCCCAGCAGTACCAGCTAGAGCAACTGCACCAGAACCAACTAAGGCTCCGTCACAAGCTAGGTGGTCACCGATAGCATCAAGAGCGCCTTTAGCGATTGTTGCATCAATACCATCAGAGTCAAGTACTGTGTAAGTACCGTCACCGTCATCATTCCAAAGACCAATGGTTAACGTACCAGAGCCTCCAGAAGTGAAAGCTTCCGTAACAAACAGAGTAGCTGAAATGATGTGAGCACCACTAGGGATACCTACAGTAGGATGTGTTAAAGGTGCGTCAGCACTTAGTAGATCAATTCCGGTGATCTTATAAACAGCTTGAGCCTCATCACCCATTGTGCTTAGAGCACCTTGGATAGAAGGCTTAGTCCGTTCTGAGCCGAATTTGATTTCTAAGCCATCAGCGTTTGTGTGTAGTTCACTTGCAGACATATCTATTCCCTCCTATACTTGGTCGGTGTCAGACAAGACAACGACTAGATTTTCAGGACGGTATAACTTAACACCGTAACGAGCAGTAGTTACATACTCTTCACGTTGGAAGTCTTTGTTATACTCAGAGTCTACTTGTGGCATTTGACGCCATGCACCAATGAAGGGCAGTACATCAGAAGCTGCACTAAAGAACAAGTTGGCTTTACCAGCAGCAGTAGTTGGTCCTGCACTGTCCATTTGCTCATTAGCATCTGCTAAGTAGTTAGAAGTATACACATCGAAACCGTAGATGTTCTTAATGAACTTCATGCCAGTAGCGATACCGTCACTTACAATACCTTCCCAACGTGGATTGTTAGAAATGTTGGAAATATTAGTTAGTGTGTTAATCGTGTACTCAACAGACGGATCAACAATAGCTACTAAGTTTGTATCAGGTACGTTAGCTTTCTTTAAAGCGTAACGAGCCTTAGCAAAGTCTGCAACTGTGAATACTTCGTTAGTGCCAGTAGCTACAAAGCGGTGATCTGCACCGTTGATAGCGTTAGCAGTAGAAGCAGTCTGTTGACTTTGCAAACCGAGTACCTTAGTTTCAACTGTCTCTAAGATAGCACGTGATTGTTTAGGAACAAAGGAAGATACAAGTTGGTTCATCCAGAAACCATCTTGTTTTGCTTTGTTAGTGATGTAGTGACCAGAAGACTTGTATTGATCAATTGAGAACTGGAACTCGCCAGTGTCAAGAGCACGATACTGTACTGGGCTATTCTCAGAATAGTCATCAGTTACTGCATCTCCAATAGAAGGAATAGTAAATGTATCTCCATCAGGAAATTCATTCATCCAGTTTACGTATGTGGTTGCCTGAAGCTCATCTAATAGAGTTTCTTTTAGTTGGCTAGACCACACTTCAGAACGGATCAAGTGACCCGAATTACCAGTGTCCATCATAATGATGTACCTCCAAAGTTAGTTTATGAATAAAAGGCTTGGCCTTTCTCTTGTCTCGATTTGAATAGTTTGTTTTGAACAGCAGGAGAATAATACTTCTTAGGATCACTTCGTCTAATAGACTCAAATGAGTTCCATGTATCGGCTTCTACTGCACCTACACTATTCACTTTAGCAACAGCTTCTGTATTGGTCGTACTAGCTGTAATAGATGGGGTAATTGTCTTATCCCTACCTATACCTAGTACAGAGTAAAACGCATCAGGTGACTTGGCAGCTACGTCAGCTAGGTACTCCACTGAAAGATTTAACTCTTTCGATTTAGTCTGAAGTATTTCACTCGCTTTATCAGTACCGAATAACTCTTTCATCTTAGAGTCTACAGCTTGAATGTTAGCTTGAGCTACCTTCTGTGTGTCTTTCTGGTCTAGGGTTTGAGAGATAAGATCGGACAGCGCTTTCTCATCTAACTGAGGAGTGGTATTCTCCTGAGCTTTTATAGAAGCTTGTAGTTCCTCATGTTCTCTCTTAATACGATCAACCATATCTTCTGCGTTAAGCCTTTTGTCAAGCTCACCACGTAGTTGCTCGTTCTCGGTTTTCATTTGATTAAGAAATTGATCTGCGTTTTGATAGCCCTTTGCTAGTTCTTCAGGACTCTTATACTTTTTACCATCTCCTACATAGCTTCCTAGAATACTAGGAGTTTCATTAGCAGTATGAATAGTATCTCCATTGGGTTGGTCATCCTCTGGTGTTTTATTAAATATGTCAGTCACTTGTTTTTCCTTTTCTATCGGTCAATGTAAGGATATCTCTATAAGCTCTTAACTGACCATTACGATCTGCTTGCTTATAGGCCCAAGAGTTACTTTCATAATCTGCTTTAGTAGGGCATTCTAAAGATTGTATTTGTTGTTGAACGATCTCAGTCAGACGGTCTAACAACATGCTGGAGCTTTTCACTGCACTGTCAAGGTTTTCTTTATCTTTACCTTTTAAGTTGCTGCTCCATTTTGAGTTAATCATTATACTAATATTATACCATAGTTTCCTCTGGTTGTCCAGAACTTAATTCATCACCTACAGCTTGTTCTTCATCTAGTGTACCTTGCCCTGCATTAACCATACGTTGTGTTTCCATCTGTTCAGCTACTCTGATGTTAGGTTGCACTAGATTAAACTTCTCTATGTTAAGTAGTTCTTCTATTACTTGTGCAGTCTTAATACCTGAGATGTGTACATTGATAGCAGGGTCTTGTCCTACTGCTGAGTTTAAAAGGTTCAGCATGTTCTGGAACTGGTTAGCTCTTTGAGCAAAGTGACGAGCACCTATAGGTCTAATCTTACCACGTGCTGCTAGGTCTTCAGGTGTTATCGTTTCAAAGAGAGCTGCACCAAACTCATCATCTACAACACGGACTACATCAGAGATTTCCATGTTACGTCTAGCTAGTTCAAGCATGTCGTTAATTAAAGGCTCTAAGAAGTTACGCTCAAAGTAACTTACTTTATTCATAAACACACGGCTAGATGCATTGTCTAGTGTCTGTACTTCAAAGGCTGTCTTCTCTCCCGGTGTACGAATACCCATTGCTTGTCTAGGAGCGCCAGCCATCTCTTCCATCTTGTTCTCTAAGATAGCAATCTGTGTGTCAGCGTTAAGGGCTGTGGTGTCTGGACGCATAAACTCTACGTTACCGTCTTCTCCAACGTATATCTTCTCTCCCGGTCCAAAGGTAAAGTCCTCTACAAAGCCTTGCACCTTAGCTATAGGATGTGCAATCATATCAAAGACATCAGCTTTTAAATTCTCTAAGTGATCAATACGGTACTGCATACCTACTAAATTATCTAGAGGCCCCATTGCGTACAGGTTGTCAGGGCGTAATCGCCAGCCAGCGTGACGAATAGACTGACCTCTCCAGCTAGGATTAGCTACGTTACGAATAACACGTTGTCTATCTGCAATCGTAATAATTCTATTCTTAAGGAGTTCTTTAGTTGTTGTATCGTAAATGTCTCCATGAAACTCTAAGAGTTCTACGTAGTCTGATTGATAGTACTCAAAGATAGAACCAAAACCATCAATAGTGTAACCTTCAGCTTTGTCTACATCATGTGTAGATAGACCACTTACGTTCTGACGTACAGTTACTATATCGTTAAAGACTTCAGATAGGTAACCCATTTCAGGATGATCTTCTATGTCAGCGGCTACCTCACCTAATGTTTTAATGTATCTAATAAGTTTAGGAGAGTTATCAATGTTAGATGCTACAGGGTTAATTAAAACATCGTAAGGGCTTAACCGTACAGCTCTTGGGCCTACATAGCCGGGGTAGACTTCACCTGTCTCTTCATCTATACGTGTTTCATTAACGTACTCAGTAGTCCCTATAACATTACCGTAATCAATAAAGTCATAAACCATAGTAGATACTATGTTAATGAAGTTACCGTAACGTAGTTTATTTTTAATGTAAGAAGATATTACTTTACGTTTTTCTTCAGCTTCTGAATCTTCATCATCACCTTCCCATAGAAGCCAGTCATCATTTGGAAATAGCGCTGCCATATAGTTAGCATGTAAGTTGTCCCTTATCTGACATAGTTTAGGTGTAGTCGTAGAGTTTTTCCAAGGCAAGGTAGCGTTAGAAGTCTTTGTAGTATCTGTAGCAAAGACGTAGTTACGTAGCTCCTTCTTATCCTCTACCCAAGACCTACGTTGGTTAGACCACTCTAGGTACTTGTTTCCAATAGCATTAGCTAG